GATACCTGTTGTCGTAGTAGCGGCAACAGCAACTTTCATATTGGTTAGAACTGTACCTACCCCAATCGTTCTAAAACCTTCAATATTTTTATAGGTTGCAGAACCAATACCAGAAATTTCAATAATATCACTATCAAGAAAACCATGTGGAATTGTAGTAACACCAGTTACTACATTGCCTATCACACTAAAAATGGTATTTTTTAGTACAACATCACTAGTTCCGATAGAAACAATATTTTCACCTATAACTTGTTCAACCTCTACGTCAATTGATGGTTCATTGAAATTGATTTGTTCACCAACCTTATAGTTAATACCAGATTTAAGTATATCAACATCATCTATTCTAGAAGATTTAACCGCATCTACAACAACTTCTACCTTAGATGATATAGAATCTTGTAAGAATGGATATTCTCTAGACAACTCATTTATTCCAAGGTGAGTTACATTTCTTTTGTAAGAACCATCATTCAAAATTGAATCACGTTGATCAATAGTATTGTCATAGTTGAATAAGTCGGTTTGATTATAATGTGACTTTGTAATGTATGGATATGCAAGATTGCCACTAAAATCTAGACTAGAGAAGTATGCATATGTCCCTTCGGGAAATTCTGGAGTTTTGCAAAATCTTCCATTATATTCGTCAAGATCACCACTTGCTTTATATAGATAATCTTGTGTGAAAGATCCCTCAACAAATCCAGATGGTCTGAGTGTACCGACAGTTTCTGAATCAATTTCATAACTTGAAAAGATTTTCTTATTTCCACCAGTACTTTGACCATCTTTAAAAAGTGGAATTGCATGACCATATGGACCATAGATTGGATTGCCATCGTATGCCCATCCAAGTATTGGAGAATGGGAAAAACCTGTGATAATTTCATCTCCATTAGAATCAACATTATCGCCTAATAGTTGACGATAAAATGCTCCAGGATAGAAAGCAACTACCTTAGATTCGTTCAGATCAGTTCCGGAACTGATTTGAACTAATTCTCTATTAAGTCTATCTATTTTGGGTATTGCGGCATTATCGAGTTCAAGTACTTTGTTGTACCTTTCAACATTATTAAATTTCCATTCATGAATTTCGGCATTCAACTTTGCATCCACACCAGATGGAATCACTTCGATTATTGTATTTTCGTCATATCCAATACCAGCATTAATAATATCAATTGCTGTGATAGCACCATCTACAATAGTAGAATTGAGTTCTGCCAACCTACCTGAACCAACAACATTAATTGCTGGAGGAGATGTATAATTTAAACCCGAATTTGCAATATATACTGAAGTTAACTTTCCACCAACAACAATTGCTCTAACATCTGCTTCTCTTCCTGTCTGAACCTCAATATCCAGATCTCTCTGATAGTTGATTACATTGGGTATACCATATCCACCACCGCCATTTCTAATGAATACGTTATCAAGACTTCCACGAACCACAGGAACGCCAATAGATTTATAGTATGAAGGAGTGACGCTAGTATCTCCAGTAGAAACAACACCATTGATTGTAATAGATATTGCCGGGTACTTAAATGTATGTGTACCTACACCCACGCTGGTAAAGTTTACATATGTTTTTGTATCAAAATTTACACTACTGATAGTGGTTGCTGTTCCTGCTTCACTTAGAATGAATCTATCTTCATCCAGAACAGTTGCCTTATAATTTACCGCTGTCGATATTCCACCAATAGCAGTACCATCAAATGAATACTCTAAGTTCTCACCAGTTTTGAAAGAATGATTTCTTGCATAGATATAATTGGATCCAATGTTGACCCCAACGAAAGAACTATAAATATCCTTCTGATTTGCTGGTGGCCATGCTACGGCATCTACAACTACTCTCTTGTTGGAGAAATCATCAGTAGATTTTATAATATTGATTCTATCAATAATTTTTCTAATTACTTTTGATGTAAATTTATGAGTGCCATTTCCAAAGGCATTCATATTAATTACAGTTTTAGATAATGCCTTTTCCTTTGTAACAGAAAGTGAAACATGATCATCATCAATCTTCGCAATGAAATATACTGCACCAGATGTCAGTCTGGTTGTACTAAATCCAACAGAAGTACTACCAGCACCAATGGGAGTTCCTGAACTAGAATATACAACTTCTTCTCCGTCTGAGAATCTATGTCCTGGTATATTGATTGTATCGGAATTTTGAGTTCGTGCATTATCAACAAAAGTGACAGTATAAGTCAATCCTCTCATTCTTGCTTCAGCAATCGCCTCTGTTCCATTTCCTCCAGAGATTGTTACAGAAGGAGTACCTTTAAAATTGAAACCAGAAGAAGTAAGAACGACATCTTCAACTTTTCCTTTGAATTGTCCTATAAAAGTAGCACCATTGCCTCCATTAGTATCTGCAACTCTAATTTGTGGTGGATTTATAACATCATAATCAGTTCCAGAATTTAAAATATTAATTTTGTCTATCTGACCATAGAATATCGAATCGTTTGAAATTGGTGAGTGTAATTCGACACCATTCAGAGAAAGACCGATTGGTCCAACAATATCTTTATGATCAAGTGCTTGTTTTGGTATTCTATTAATTCTTTTAAAATTATTCTGATTAACTATATTCTTTCCAAATAGGGAAGATGGAATCAATTTATGCTCACTGGTGGATTCACTGTCAGTAATATTAACATAAATTTGATTACTAACAGCAGCACGACTGAATGCTAATTTTATGGTATTTGTATCAATTATAGAAGCAAAATAATTTCCTGTTGAAATACCGGAAGTTCCAGAAATTGATTGATAGTATAATTGTTCACCAGATTTAAAGTTATGATTACTGATAGTAATTGCGCCATCAGTTGTGTTTATATTACTACCAGAGAATGTCTTAGATCTGTCAGTAACTGTTACGTTATTGTAACCAGGAAGACCCGAGAATGCAACATATGCGTTCTTTTCTACATCAACAAAGGTATTTTGAATATTTGATAAAATGCCATCCTTATTGAAATTTACACTTGCAAAGTCAAGTTTTTTCTTGATGATATACCTTGTGTTTATATCAAAAGAAAGACTATTTCCGGTGACCGAAAATTGCTTTGTATTGATTACATCACTAACTGTACAATTTGTTTCTTTGACACTCTTATCATTCATCAATAGAATATCTACTTTATCTCCAAGATTTAAATGGTGATCAACTACAGTTTTAAGAGAAGATGATCCAATAACACTATCAACATGAGTAATTACTACATTATTGTAGAACCATCTGTTGAATCTTACGTCTTCTTCGTTTACCTTCTCGCCAAGGTGTTTTACAGACAGCACATCTCCCTTTCTGAACTGACTTGTAGTATTTTTATTATCTGCAACTCCTACAATGGTGCCAACAATTCGCATTGTAACGAGTTTGGAAATATCATTGTCTTCGTAACCAAAAATATAGTTTCCATCAGTAATAGGATCATTCTCTACAAGGGTAGTAGACAGTCCTACACAATTAAAGAATTGATTGGCACTCTTACCAGTATATGTGACTGCTGTTAACCCATCATTATCGGGATTAAGGAATGAACCATTTTCTGGGAATCCAATAGTGGAATCTACAGTCAGAGTTGTATCTGTAATACCAATACCTAAAACTTTGGTCTTCTTACTGACATTGAATGTATTTTCAATCGTATTTTTGGGAAAGAATAACTTATAAAAATACTTTCCATTTGAGAGCACAGGTTCAACTCTTGAAATAACACCCTTTGCAGTTGGAGTATCGGTTGATCCTTGCAATACAGTCGTTTCTGCTAGTTTAGTTGAATCCCCACTGATAGTTTCGACCACTAAAATATCTGAAAGTGAGAACTCAGCAGATGATGCTCGAATTGTATTATCAAATGGTTTTACAATTTCAACAAATTTTCCAAACAAAACACTGAAAAGAATCTTCAATGATGTGTCGGTTCCCTTTGAACTATAGAAGTCCCTTGCCCTTGAGAGAATATTATCAATATTAACGCTCTGGAACTGTCTGTCCTCAATTCCTGGTAAAAATAACTTTTTATACTTTCTGAAAAATTCTGCTAAAAATACTAAACCAAGATTAGTAAGAGGTGCTCCTGCATCATGAAATCCAGACTGACTGGAAGTGAAATTTAAAAATTCACCATTACTGACATTATCGATACCAGAAAAACCTCTGATACATCCAGTAAAGGCAAAATTGGTAACAGTAGGAAGTGTTGCTCCTACTGGGTTGGATCCATCAAGGTTCAATATATCATCAAGAGCATTTTCATTATCAGAAATTGTAATAGTGTTTGAATCTATAACTTCACTTACATAATAAACCTGACCAGCAACAATAGTCGAAAATGATGTATCAAAAATGATAGTCTGTGCTCTAAACGATTCTAATCCAACAGTAGATGTCAGTTTGATGGTATTGCCATTCAGGTCAAATCCAGCAACCTTCTGAGCAAAAGAAGTTTTGCCAGTATATGTAAAAATCTCATTTTCAATCTTTACAAGTCCGTTTTTCGGTAAAAATCCTAAATGATTGGTGACTTCAATAACATCATCATTGTTTCCAGTAAATTTAGTCAGTTTTGGCGTAGTTTGTGTAAATTTAAGATTTACAAAACTATCAATATTCTTTAAATCCGTAATATTTTCGGCAAGACTTACTGTTCCATACTCACTTTCCTGAGACAGATAGTATTGCTCCAAAAAGTCTTTAAAAATCGGATTGTCATCTAAAATAAATTCTGGAAGTTGACTTTCCAGAATATTAGAGATTTTTACTTTACTATCTGACATTTCTTATCGAGTAAATTTCGTGCTGCTAGTGTAACTTGAAGGAGGAACATAGTTTGAACTCGATCTATTTGACCCAGAAGTAACTAAATCTTCCTTAAGTGTTAAAACACTTTTTCCTGTAGTATCTAGGACAATATAAAGGTTCTCTTTTGCAATAATATCATTCGATTCGGGTGTGACTCCAATTTCAATTCTATTGGGCAGTGAAGTCGATGAAATGCTAATTGGGAAGAGAATGATCTCACCTTTTACATAGTCAACAGTTCCAGCACTTCCAATAACAGTAATAATCTCATTACTTTGATTAAATTTGATGACTGATATAGATCCAGTCGTTGGTGCTACTTGAACTGGTCTTCCCGGAATGGTGATATTAGTATCAGGGACATCAGTCAGAAAAAGAGTTTCGGTAATACCCGAAACTTTAAATCCAGATGACCTAATATTGAAACCTTCTACCTCAGCATGAAATTTATTTGCATAACAGAGTTCATAATTGGCAAGACTGTCGTATGCAGGAACTAAATTCCTTCTCATCACAAGATTAGTGATATTTGAAGTAATTCCACTATCAACATTATCAATCTGACGAAGAAGTTTGCTATACTTTAATCTTCCACCGAAAGAATTAATATCAGTTGACTTAGAGTAATTTACAATTGCATTTGTAACCCTACTATACAGGTCTTCAGTGCTTGTAATAGATCCTGGATCATATGAGACCGTACTATCATACTCCACATACAGATATTTCAGATCCAAGAACTCTTGCCTTATACCAGCAATGGTGTATTCCTTCAATTTACTCTTAATCGTGTTTTTTGCCACGTCGGAGAGGAAATCACCATTTTTAGGTTTGACTGTAATAAAAACTTTGCCGTATTCTGGAGGATCTAGTTCTTCACCACCGTATGCCGAGACAGAATCAACATTGGGATACAGAAAAGGTATCAGACTAGTATAATCATTGGCAGTGACTGCTCTGTACTGCGATGCATAGACCCTAGGAGCAAGGTATTTGATGGTATCAATACTTTCTATCTCATCACCCTGTTCTGCCGCTTGTAGGGTCGTTATGGCAGAGATATTATTTGTTACATTTCTATCTCTTCCTTCACTTTTTGCAACTAATTGACCAGAAAATGTAAAATTACTTGCACCATTTGCTGCGGCACCAGTGGTTTCAATATAGGTGATTTCAATCTTGCTTCCATTGGGTGGTTTTTTACCTAAAATATTGTCTCCGAAAAGAATTTGGTATTTTTCATCCGCAATTTCCTGAATAAGATACAAACGAGTATCAGCATCGACGTTAAAAATATTTGTATATGGTGCATATTCCTCCACCGCAGTTCCAACGGTCTGAACACGGATGGAGGAAGTGTCAATATTGCTGTTTGGTAGGATATATTTTGCATCTGGTTGGGAATCATTCACAAAAAATGTTTTTTTCAGTAAATTTCCTTCAAAAATTTCAATATTACTAAATGTTACAACTCCTGAAGAGTTTGGAGATGCTGTAATGTCTTCTGGAATCGAAAAAATGTAGTTTGAGTTGTTTGCACCACCCAGTGCAACAACACCTTTCTTCAATATAACCGATCTAGCATTTACACTTGCACTAAAAGTGATTCTTGCTGCTGCTGCTTTCTTCGATCTAGGTACATATCCAATATTTCTTGCTAAAGATACGACATTCTCTCTTAATGTCGCACTATCAATGAACGATTCGTTCACTGCCATGTTAGTGTTATAGGCAGTAACGTATGAATTATATGCTAACGTGTCGATTAGGACCGAAAAGTTGGATCCTTCAAAGTCAAAGTCCGTGAAATTACTATTCGACCTCAGATAATCCTTTATCTGCTCTCGGATATCATTAAAATCGAGATTGGTAAACTGATTGAATGCCATTATACCCTGGAAGGTTGTAAGATAAACTCTATAAATTGTGTAGGAAGTGGTAATCCAACGATGTCATACTCAATTTGAATGAATAAATCATTAGTATCGGTCTGAGTCTCAGTAAAAACGTTGGTCAGTTCGATTCTAGGTTCATAATTTTTCAATAATGTAATAATTTCTTCCCTCAATATATCATTATCAAATGTATCTAATTCAAAAAGTGTATCGCCAACAGATGTTCCTAAAATATCGTTAAAAAATCTCTCTCCAATTTTGGTTCGGACAAGATTTATGATAGATTTTTTAATTGCATCTTCATTTTTCAGAATTGTTACATCGTTTGTTATGGGATGACGTTTAAAAGATAGACTGATATCCCTAAAACTACGTGAACGCTTAGATGGCATCTGTTCTGATACACTTCGACATAGTATCTATAATGGTTAGTAACGATTTGGAATTGAATCGTAATATGATTCTTCAGAAAGTACTTGTTTTTTAGCACCCTCGATAGGTTTTGCTTCATCATTTAACACCTCTTTCAACTCAACAGGAGTCTCCTGAGGTGATTCACCAGGAAGTGACCAGTGATCTGTAACCAAACTGGTCGTTCCCCATGTATCTTTCATGTAATTTGTGTCTCTATCAACTGGTGAGTTACCCATTTGTCTCCTCTTTTTCGTTATTTATTTGTTCTTTAGCAGTTTTCCAGAAATATTCATCTTCACGACCCATTCCAAGTCGATCAAATCCATTTTCAACCTGGTAATACTGAGTTGATACCTTAAAATCAGGCATCTTTGGTTCGACTGGCGTCAAACTATTATCATAAATGCGTAGTCTATTGTTTGGATAGAGTGCATATTGTCCATTTTCCAACTCAATCAAGTTATGAGACTTGTGTTCAGCAGGATTCTCACTGGTCGCATAATCAACATAGTCTGGATCATGATGATAATTATCAATCGTACACACATATGTGCCCTTAACATTACCATGATCCCGTGTATAACACTCAAAGTCCATTGAACCAATGAACTTCTTATCCACTGATACAACCCCGTAGTCCATGCAGTTCCAGAATTGCAGGTTAGGTAGACTCATATCAGGTGTAGGGGTCTCAGGATCGGTTACAAAGGCACTGATAGGCAGTTTATCGTACATTGCCGCATACTCTGGTAAGTATGTTTCAAAATAAAAAGCACGCCCAGGAATCGATTTAACCGATACCCAGACGCCCTTGACGAATTCTCCATGACCAGACTGATGATCCGTTAGATACTCTTTACGTACCCAGACTTCCTGTGACGGAAGATTCGCAATCAAACAAGACATAAAAAGTTTACAACTAGTTTATCTATTAACCTCTACCTTGACCACGATAACGCTTTGGTTTGGAATTACCGGATGATGCTGCATACTTTGTATGTTGTCCAGAACCTTGACGAGTCTTCTTCGGAATAGACTCAATCATCAAATTACCAGTCAGAGACTTTTTAATCTTAGCCATAGTTTTGTTTTTCGCGATTTTTTAATAAACGGGCGGTTATAACCCCACCCAGTATAACACAATAGAAGCACGTAAGAACTCATCAGATCACGCGCATTTTTTCATGCCCCACACGAATCACAGGGTCACACCAAATCTCATAACCCTTCTCAATCGCATCTAGACAGAAACTCACATCCTCTCCACACATATCTTGGACCTCTCCTGATTCAAACGTTTGCATCTTCGGAGCAAACCATGGATAAGGTAGACTCTCAAATACGCCCTTCTTAATCAGAACCCATCCAAAACCTGTGTAATCAACAGTGAACGGTTTCTTACGCTTACTCATTGATTCCCCAGTCTCATGATTCATCACACCACCATTATTACGGAAGTCTCCTTCCTCTAACCAATGTGCAACAGATGTAGTACGACCATCTTCAGTCATATACCATCCAGCAGCAATATCTTTCTCCATTGCTACAAGACGGAAGAACTTCTCTGTATCAAATACAATATCAGAGTCAATCCATAACTGATAATCATACTCTAACTTACCATCCCAAGGTTTCTGATTTGGTCCTCTGAGTACATTCGCACCAAGACACTTACATCTTGCGAAGTTTACCATTGAACTATAATCTTGACTGATCTGTATACTTGCACCAGTCTGTACAAGATCAAAACAAAGTTGTACGAAGGACTTCAAAAATGCATATGAACACCCTCTACCAGGTAGACAGAATACTACTGTCTTACCACGAATTATTTCTTTTGCTGCTTCTAAATTAAAGTCTTCTACTTTCTTCGGAGTAGGTGCAGCAGTCTTTACTGTAAATCCTTTAGCCATAAAAATGAATTAAGTGACATTGTTATTATACCACAGCGAGTCATTCAATGCAATCGCTGTTATACCTTATTTAGTATCCCTCTGCTAACTTCTCTAACAAATATGTGAGTTCTTCCTTCGTTCCATAATCTCTTATTAACCCTTCGTCATTCTCTAATCTATATTCAAGTGCCTCTATGAGTAGTTCTTTCTCATAGGTCTCGATTGAAATATTCATAGTAAATTTATGCACCTCTTTGGTATATATCAGTAGCGAACCTTACAGGATCCTTTTTACCTGGGGGAATTTTTTTTGCTCGGAGGTATTTGAAAGGGTCTAATACCTGGGGGAATTTTTTTTGAACTTGATATCTATCTCGCGAATTCGGTCCGTTGTAGGTTAGGGTCTCTATGCGTTTTTAGCTAAGGGGCGGGACGCGAACATAAAACGCCCCCAAACAACTGCTCTTATCTAATGCTTACTGTGCGTCCTCTAAGTATACCATAAGACTGCTCAAATTGCAACCGGTTGTTCAAACTTAGTGTTGTTGAAGTTAGCAACACTGAACTGCTT